TCAATTGCGTCTTTAATCATCTTACGACATGGTGCAGGAGTTGAAGTTTTGATCGCCTCAATACCCATCATCTTGAGTTTAGGTTTCTCATAACGAACACCCTCAGAGTCCCACACACGAAGAATATATCGTTTCTTGCCAGTCCAGATGCCCCTCTCTGCGATATTCTCGCGTTTCATGTACATCTTCTGGTCGTATGCATTCAAGTAGTCGGCCAATTCTTGGTAAGAACTTTCAATATACTTTTCAAGTTCCATCGCACAGACCTTATCAAGGAAATTGACAACTTCATCAGTAGTTTTCTCTCTCCCTTTGAATACAGCGTCAACAAAAGGACCCATATTAATATAAATGGAGTCAGTATCCATAGCAATAACATAATCAACCTCCTGAGTTTTGAGAACCTTATTCATATAAGAGTTCATTTTTTCCTCAATCCACTGAATAGCTACTTGTCCAGACAGGGTAATAGCTTCAGCATTTGCAAGTTTGTAGTAACGAAAATATTGATTACCAATGGCACCATAAGCGGAGTTGAGTGCGATCTTCTTAGCCATTTGAATATTGTCGCAACGAGAGATCTCTTTCTCTAGTTCTTTCGTTGGGGTTTTCTCATAAGCTTTCTTCGCTTCAATCATCTTCTTTTTGAAGATAACTCGTTCGTTATACATCTTCTCCATGAGTTCTGGAAGGAACCCACGAATATCTTTACGATACATTGCACCATTAGCACAAACCGCATAGTCCTTATACATTTCAAATGTCAGTTCTTTCTTCAGAACCTTATCCACAGTAACACTGGGATGACGATTATCCAGAAGAGTTTCTGGTGAAATGTTGTATTGCATAATCAAATGCGGATACAGGGAGTTAAGGTCAAAGTTTACAACCCAATCATAAGATCCTGGGATAGGTTCTTTAACATAAGCACCTGCATACTTCTCATCTTTAGTGTTGCGTTCCTTTTGAGGAATTACAATATTCTTTTTAAGAAGATAGTTGTAGATAATTGCATCCCAGGTTCTTACTTGATAAGCAATATCATTAAAGTTTACCTTTGCGTCAAATGCACGAGTGAAACAAAGGTCAATTAACTTGAGTTTGTCCTCAAGTCGGTCTACGAGTTCCACATCGACGATGTTGTACTCTACAAACTTTTGCCAATTATTAGAGTAAAAGTCTCGGAAAGTATCATATTCCGAGTGATCCAACTTATTCTGACCCAACTCCATGAAAGCAATGTGATCTAGTCGATAGCTTTCCTGATTAGGAGTCGCAGGAGATTTCTTATAAAGATCTAGATAATCAATAATCGAAACACCTGCAATATCAACACTGAGTTGTTTGCGACCGGAGATTGTGACTTCATTGACACGAACAATATTCCATGGGGAAAGTTTCTTTGCAGCCTTCTCCCCCATCAGTCGTGAAATACGACCCACAAGATATGGAAGGTCATAAAGTTCACAGTTCCAACCAGTGATTACTTCTGGAGTATTGTTCTGCCACCAATCCATAAAAGAACCGATAAGAGCATACTCATCCTTACAATAAATGTATTTTACATTCTCCTGCGTAACCTTTGCAGGACGAGAACCAAATGTAGTAATCTGTTTAGTATTATAGTCCTGCACCGTAACCAACAAGAGTTCCTCGGCGCAATTAAAGACATCAGGAAATCCACTTTCAGCAGCAACCTCAATGTCAATCGTAACAAGTTTGATTTTATTAATATCAAACTTAATCTCATCTTCCGGATATTTCTCCGCAATATACTGATAAATGAATCTATCGTTTCCATATACACGGAATCCGTCCACACCAGAATACTTCTCAAGAAAATCCCTACAATCTCTAATTGTTCCAGGGCGAATAGGTTCTACAGCCTGACCATCAAGAGTTTTATATTCACTTTTCTTTTTTGAGGGAACATAAAATGTAGGATAGAACTCTTCTTTTACTGTAAAATGTTTTCCATTTTCATAACCTCGGACAAGGATATCATTACCAAGAAGAAAGACATTCGTATAAAATTTCATTGAGTAAGGTTCAAATAATCATTAAGTAGAGTTTCTTTGGGATCCACCAAAGTCAAGATCTTATCAGAGGATATCATAATTGCATCAGTTGAATCAGTCAACTCATACAACCATGGAGTGAGTTTTTTATCATAAATTTGATAGGGATTTACCAATTTACAATCAGGTTCTCCAAGTTCAGATACTACTGCCGTAATTCTTGAAATTAAAATTGTTCCACTAACTAGAACAATAACTTGCACATCATCCATTTGTTTCTTCGGTAATTACTTCAAAATTTTCGATCAAAGTTGAATTATCATCTTCTTCATCAACTGTTGGGACATTGGCCCAAATATCTGCAATTGAATTTTCGGATTGAGATTGTTCTGCAGTTACTGCATTCATCTTTTCTTCATAAGATGATTTAATCCATTCGTGCGGATTGACAATTGATACTACCCATTTTGGGTCAACTGCAATTTTTTTATCTGCAGATAAGACAATCCAAGGAGAAAATGCAACCTTATGTTCAATCTCGTCATTCAGTTGCACACTATTTTCCATTAATAGTTCTGGTGTCAACAACCGTGCAACATATGGATTTGAAAAAACTAAAGAGATGACTTTATCATTCTCATTTACCAACTCCATAATATCTGCGATTACTTGTTCACCAGATTTTAAAAGGGCCAATTTAACAGCCATAATTACTCCATACCTCCTATTACGATAACACAAAAAAATGGGGGTGTCAACTGGATTTTGCCAGTTGAACCCCAGCGGCCGACGATATTCAATGAATATTTATGCGCCGTCACCATCTGCGGAATTTCCACTCCCACCCCCGCCTGGATTCTTAGGCACAGCTTTTCCTGCAGGGACTACCTTTGATTTTCCAGTCAACGGATTGTAGATTTTATGCCTAACGGCAGCAGGGTAGGAAATCTGTTTAATGTTTCCGACTTGTTCTAAGAACTGCTTAAAGGATTTCATACACCTTTCGTTTCTGATGTTCAGGAATAATCCTATTTAGTTTGACATGGAGTAATCCATCTTCAAACTTGACATCAGAAACTTTAACATCATCGGAAAGTGTCCAAGTCCTCGTAAAGGCCCTCTTTGCAAGACCATTATGAAGATATTCCCCTACATCAGAAGTTTCCGCCTTCTTCGCTTCAACGAAGAGTTTATTCCATTCGGTGAAAACTTCAATATCTTCTTTTTTGTATCCTGCAAGAGCAATCTCTAAACGAAACTCCGTTTCGCTCTCCTTAATCAAGTTGTATGGTGGGTAGTTAGAAGTTGTTTCGTGAACCGTTCCCAAACGGTGAAACCACTCATCCATACCAATACTATATTTTTCAATATCATTTAAAAATTTGTCAATGTTTCCCGTGTTATATTTTGCGAGTAACATAATAGACCTCCTTAAGCGTCTGTTGGGTTGAATTACGGATCCATTGGACTCCGCTTTAGCGTATGGGTAGTTAAATAACCAAACCCATCACTTATTATATATCAAGACATTAAAAAAGAGGAAGGGTGTGAAACCGATCCTCTTTTGTTGGGTATACCGAAAATATCAGGGTTCTACCTTCTTTTTCTTACCAATATTATACTTACTCTCAAGAACCCAATCTCCCTTATCCTTATAAGAAAGAACTTTGATTTGATTCAAAGGAGCTACATCAGTAATAGAATCTGGTTTAACAATAGTTACTAGTCCCCAATCAGAAATTAGATTGATAATTCGATTGCGTCTCTGAACATCATTCACAGTCAAATTTGCATGTTTGCCATCAAGAGCAAACAGTTCTTTAAAGTGAACGATATAATACCTTCCCTGTTTATGTAAGATATGACAGGACTGATAAATTTTCTTTTCCTTACGCGAGGCAACACCGATACGAGTGAGTGTCTCACGGACTTTTAGGAAGTCATCTGGTTCATTCAGAACCACTTCCACCATTTGGTCTTGCGACCAATTGACTTCTGGTTCAACAAAGGTACTCATCTTTTGCCTCCAACATCAAGTTTAGATTTAATATAATTAATTTGGTCTTTTGTTAGAATTTTCAGTGCTTGTTGGGCCTTTTCATTACTATAACCATAGTATGATTTGACTGCATCAAGGTCTTGAATTTTCTCTTTTTTAAGCCACGGAGAAAATCTTTTCCGTTTCCTGACACTATTTAGTAAAAAATCATATTGCAACTTTGAAGGCAGACCATGATTCATGTTCATCTCATTTGCAAACATGATCGTATCAATGTGACCTGACATACATTTATTAACAACAAATGCAGGATATTTCTTTTCCCACTGAGGATCTGAGTCATCCATCAAATAATCTTTACTAAAATTGATGGAGTTTAGATAATCTTTTAATTCGTAACTCATGTCAATTTTTTTAAAGTTTCATTATCTAACATTATTACATAATTTGGAGGAAGTTTATCATGGTGATAGTCGCCTTTGGGGTCTATAACACCTTTTGATAGATCTAGATCCCAAAGTAAACCTGGGCCATTTTGAACTTTTACCTTTCCATCTTTTAATAAGAGTTCAACAGCTTTATCTAGAATTGGAGTTTCAACTTCCGAAGACATAACAAAGTTACCATTAATATCAAAAAGTTGATATCCATTGAAAAAAGATCTTTCACCAAGTTTAAAAATGTTTTCCATATATAAAATTTTATTACCTAATAATATCTATATCTTGTGGATTCTTATTCCAAGTTTCCAGTTCAGTGCGAAGACGGCCTTCAGACTTTAAGTTTTCATAACGATTAGAAGCCTTTTTCTTCCACCAGTTAACAAGATGGTCAAAGTGGAATTTGTCATAATTTTGACCAGGACGCAATATTTCTTCCTGTCCAAGAATAACCTCACGAGCATTCTCAAATCCGTAATCAGAAATATAAAATCTTTTCTGTTCAGTCAGATTTTTTGCATTTGCAATCGCAGTCTGGAACTCCACAACCTTTTGAGAAGGTAAGCTTTTCTTGATGATTGAGATCATCTTTTGTTGAGTCTTGAGTTTCCGACTTGATGCGTCCTCCTTCACCAGAGATTGGTTGTTGTTCCTCTGAATAAACCATTTGTTTAACTCCTGGAAAATTTCGTCGTGGAGCAGAGGCGTAAAATCACTTTGAGTAAGACCCTTGTACCTCATATAAGGTTTCAAACCATCATACTGAGATGAGGCTTTGGTAGAACCATAAAGAGAAGTTGTCTCAAATGAACAAATATCTGATCCATAC